TGGATTTACAGCAAAACCAACAGCTGGCGTTGTGATGTGGCAAGTAATAATTCCACTATTCTGATTAGAGATAACCTTTTGAACACTAATACCATTATCATTATTTTCTGTAAATAATTCAACAGTATCTTCAGGAAGACCCTTAGGTTCCTGTTCAATTATTACATTGGTAATAGCATTAGATGTTAATTCTACACTTATAATACCATTATCAATTTTTTTGCGAGTTAGTGGGTTAACTACTGATACTGTTGGTGGTGTGAAATAACCTTTACCACCTTGTGTTATACTTACAATACCGATCGTATTAGAATCTTTGATAGTTACAAAAGTATCAATCGCAGCAGTAGGTTGAAGAGTCAAGTCGGAAGGATATTCAAATCCCTCATTTAGAACTCTTACACTCTTTGCATTTCCAATTGCATCTGAAAGTGGAACGACATAAGCATCAGAACCAGAAGAATTTTTAGCGCCAGTAAATACTGGTAATTTTTCATAGTTACTACCACCAGAAACAATATTTACTTTGGCAATTGGTCCACTAGCAGTTTTAGAGCTAGTTGTATATTTCAGAACACTACACTCAGTTGAAGCATAAGAGAGTTTTTCTGGAACCTCATCTAAGAACACTTTGAAAGATGAACTAGTAAATCCAAATGGTGATACTGGATAATCCCCAATATAAGAACTATCAATATATAAAATCTCAGAGAAATTAGTTACTTCTTTGTCAGCAGTGCTAATATATCCAGATTTTTCAAGATTATAATAAAGATTAGTTGGAAGATCTTTATCAAAAGTAACTGTTGCTGCTGCACCAACAGTTACACCAGGAGTTCCAAATCCTGAGATTGTGAAAGGACCTGAGGTTGAGATTGAAACTACTTCATTCTTAAAGTTATTGTCATAGAAAATTTTAAAATTATATCCATTCAATGATGCATCACTTAAATCAAATACTAAATTATTATTTTTGACAGATTTGATTTGTGGATTGATGGGAGATAAAGTGTGTGTTCCTGCACCAATTCCAGTAATATCAACAACCACTGGTGGAGTAGAATTGACATTTACTTTTGTTGAACAAAGTTTAATGGTGTTATCATCTACTCTGAATACAAAATACGTATTAGTACTTAATCCACTAGCAATTGTGGTGGCATCATAATCAACTTTATTGCCGGTTTTTAGTCCATGATTATTAATAGTAATCTGATTTTTTACAGTATTGATGCCAGCAGAAGCAAAAGTTAATGGATTAATTTGAAGATTATTATTTGAGGTGTTTCTTTGAACCTTAACAAATGCAGATGTTCCTATTCCAACAGACAGTGATGGCTGAACATTTAATTTGACAGAATCTCCAACTGTTAATCCATGATTACTTGAAGTAGTGACTTCGGATACTACTTTTTGAATCTTTCCAGTTATTTGTGTAAAGTCGGACTCAAAGAAATACTTATCATTATCTGAACCATTAGATCTGAAGAATACTTCTGGACCATCAATAGCAGTTTTAAGACCAATTGTATTGATGGTCTTATTAACTACAAACAAAGATGAAGGTAAATTAAATGCATCTACAAGAGGAATGGTAGCATTAGTGGAGATTGAAATATTTCCACCTGATGCAGTGTAATTTACTCTTTGATTTGTTTCAAATGGATGACCTTCAAGATAAATTGATTGAGTAGGAAGGTTTCTTGTAACTGTACCAGCACCAAATGAGAATGTGACTGAATTAGAAAATCCTGCGGTTGTACCTACACCTACGCTTTCTACTGGATTGAAATATACTCTGTTGTTTACTTTTGAATCAAAGAATTCCAAAGAAGAATCAATAGTAAATGAATCTGGATTAAAAAGAACAGGGGTTGTTGCTGTATGTGCTAATCCAGTTACACCTCTCTCTACTTTGATAATATTATTTTTATCAAAAATTTCTAAAACTGTTAAAGTTTCTGTTCCAATACCAATACGACTGTTGATTGCAACTCCTTTTGGAATCCTTGAAACATAAATTTCTGTTGAGACACCAGAAGTTCCTGCTACAACATCTGCAATCAAACTTTCTCTAAATGAAGTCACACCAACTTCAAATGTGTCATTAAGTTGACTTAAACTTGTTGAGAATCCTGAGACTATAATTTTTTCACCAGTTAAGAATGAATGATTAGGTAAGAGAGTAATTTTTACTTTCTTATCATCATCCAAAGTGAAAATAGCATTATTAAACTCTTCAATTGTTGTATTGATATCAGTTACAGTTTTTCCGTCAACTCTTTCAATCCTAGCGATAAGACCACCACCAGTTTCTGTTTGGTCAAAATCAAGAACTTCATCTACCTTATATCCATCACCAGAGTTTACAATATCAAATCCGGTTACAGATCCTCTGGTTTGACTCTCAACCATAGACTTTTGCTGTACCAATTCACTTGTTTCAGTGATAAAATCATTGTCAGCATCAACATCTGCTACCTTATATGGGAAAGTATTTCTTAATAAGTTAGAGTTATTAAAATCAAATGACTGGTTTATTGAATGATTATCAGATAAAGTATTTGATCTATACTTATTGCCGATAAAATATGGGAATATTGGATTACTAGAGGCATCTAATGTTGCATAATAAGCATATGCTCCTTCTGGGAACTCAGCGGTCTTAGCAAATCTTCCATTATATTCATCAAGATCCCCATTATTTGTAAATTCATAATCCTCAGCAAAGAAACCAGCAGTAAAATCTGGTGGTCTATTGGTAATATTTGAAGTGTTAAGTTCATATCCACTCACCATTCTTCTAACAGAAGAATTCATATCTGCTGGATCCGAATAAGAGAATGGACCGTATATTGGATTTCCATCATAAGCCCATCCAATAATCCCAGAACTTACTGTTGAATCTTCTTTAAATGCAGTTCTAAGAGTGTCAAAATATCCAAGAATTGAGTATTGAAGTTTGTTTGTAGTTTCTTTCAGTAGTTCGTTACCAAATCGAACATTATTCATAATATTCAAAGGTCTGACATTTGCTTGGAACAGACCATTTATCCCAACAGACTTAACTCTAAGAGTAGTATCTGTTGAATATCCAATACCTGCATTTACAATTACAACATCAGTGAGTTTACCGCCACTAATAATCGGTCTAATATCAGCACCAACACCAACTCCAGTAGGATCTGTGATCTCGATATCTGGTAATGAGAAATACTCTGTACCACCACTGGTAATCGTTACAATCTCAATTTTTCCATTTACAATAAATGGTTCTATCTGCGCTTCTTTTCCTATTTTTATAGTAACTAATGGTTTTCTTTCAAGATTTAAAATAGTTGATCCATAACCAGTTCCAGGTTCATGTAAATATGCATCAATTATACTTCCTCTGACAACAGGTGTAGCACTAATCGATTGGTAACTTTGAGTTGTAGTTCCAAAACCAACAGAAGTATATTCAACATTAACTACAATATCTGGGAACTTAAATTGATGTAGTCCAGAACCAGGGGTTTCAAATCTAATAAATTCACGCTGCTTATATTTGATAAGATCGGTTCCACCTATACCAAGATTTGACAACCTGAATGAATTATCATCAACCTTGAGAACTTTATAAGTTTGAGTGGTTACAAATCCTACTACATCAGGAGATGACCATGCAGTTCCACCGACATTGGCATAGTTGATAGTATCTCCATCGATGAAACCATGATTATTAAAATTAATAGTATTATTTGCAGTATTAATACCAACCGGTTTAACAATTAAGTTTCTATTAGTATATCCACTACCACCATCAATAACATCAATACTGGTTATTGTTTTCTTAGATTCAGCAGGAGAGAATTTTTGTATTCCATTTCCTGGATTAGTTAAATTAACAACATTAGTAAGGTTGTTAAAATCCTCCTTTGATTGGAATAATTGAACTGTTATATTATTGTCTACTTTAGCAAAATAAGATGCTTTATCAACTAATGTTAATGTGCTAGTACCAATACCAACATTGGTATTGCCCTCACTACTATAAAGTAATTCCTCACCATTAACCAAATTATGATTTTCATTGAAAATAATTTGGTTGGTTACAGTATTAATACCACCACCAGCAGTTGTATTTCTAGCATCAAAGAAAATATTTCTAAATCTATTTGATAATTTTGCAGCTAAAACTGCACCAGTTCCATTACCACCAGTAACCCCAATAGAAACAATACTATTGATATCAAATTCTTGTGGATCGACATAAACTTTTTCAAAAGACCCACTAACAACTGGTCTAACAAGAGCAGTTGTCCCAGTTCCAGGAGATGATATTGTAACTTCTGGTAGATTTATAACATCATACTTAGTTCCGCCATTCAATAAATCTATACTTTCCAGAGGTCCATAGTAAATTTTATCATCAGACTTATAGTTAGATATTTCAACACCATTTATTAACATTCCAGTTGTACCTGGAATAGTTACTTCACCAGATCCATTTTTAATATTTGGATTGAGCGTAAACTTTTTAAGAATCTTTTGTGGAGCAATAACATTAGATCTTTGAGAATATAATGTAAATTGATGCCCATCAGATTGTGGTTTAAATCTTACATTATTAGATCCACCAACAAAAGATCTGGAAGCATAGAGGTTAATAGTCTTATTGTCTGATGAGACGATTGAGACATAATAAGATCCTGTCTCCAGTCCAACCAGAGGAGCAACATCGGGTTGGTAGAATATTCTGTCACCCTCAATGAATGGGACAGAATTTGCAAATTTAATAGAACCATATGTTCCATCAGTAGAACCATCCGCTAAACTTATCTCAGTTCCAGTTCCAACTCTGATAGTATTAACTTCTTTACTTATTTCGTATGCATAATCAATTGAAGTTGCACCAGTTCTATTACTTGAAGGTAAGGAGTTTGAAGCAACATATGCATATTTACCTCTCTCATCATAAACATTAAGTACATCGGACAATGTTGTATCATTACCATACAACATAGAAGTGTTAGAACTTGATGCGGTATTTAATTTTCTTCTTAAGTCATATATCTGTCCACTAGCTGCTGTGAAAGATAAGTCATTCAAACTTACTCTGTTTTCACTATCAATAATATTACCAACATATGCAATATTAGTCGTTGAAGACTTTACAATTTGACCACCTCTTTCAAGTATTTCAACTCTGTCACCCTTTTTGATACTAGACTTATCTATTTTACTCAGAAGAGTATAGTTACTAATATCTTTAATCTTATATCTAGAACTTGTGTTATAGATCCAAGAGTTAGAAAATATTTCTTTATGAGATTTATTAGTTGCTGGATTTTTTATCTTAGAACCTAAATTTTTGATTCCAATAATATCTCCTTCTAATACACGAAGATTTTCACTAGTTTGTTCAAATTTAGACAGTACACCTGTCAGTCTTAGTGTAACTTTCTTGGATGAATCACCATCTTCATAACCAAAGTAAGTTTCATCTGAACGAACATTATCAGTTGGGTTAATAGAAACCCCAATTCCAGTGCATCCAAAGAATTGATTGACACTCTTATCAGTATATCTTACACTATTAACACCTGAAATAACATATCCAGACTCTGCAAAACCAATTGTAGAGTCAACAGGAAGAACTGATGAACCAGCAGAAACTACATCAGTTGCCTTAGATGAGGGGGTTATAGTAAATGTTCCTTGGACTGTTGATAAATCATCATATCCAATGAACAAAGAAATTTTGAAATATTGATCACCACCACTATTAAAAGGTTCTACTTCTGATATAGATGCATTAGTGGCGAGATCAGTTGACTTATATAAAGTCTGACCAACTAACTTATTAGGATTACCAGATAGTGCCTCAGCAATCGTTACAAACCTTCTAATATATTTTGCAGAAGAGGGTTTGATTAAGTAATCTTCTAAGTTTACAATAGTTGGATCAATACCATAAAGAACCTTACACAGAATTTTGAATGATTCGTCAGTTCCTTTTGATTCATAGAGACTTCTTGCCTCTTTTATGAAGTTGCCTGCATTAAGTGAAGGTGTAAAATCAACATCTTCTAATCCAGGTGTAAAGGTAGTTTTTAATTTTTTATAAAACTCTTTAAGGAAGAGAGTACTTAAATTTTGAATAGATGAACTATCAGAGTGTTGCTCCGCTGTTGACTCCGAAAATATAAGTTCTTCCTGGTCAGTTTGTTGATGATATCCAGTGATACCACTAAATCCGCGAACACATCCAGTGAATGAATTTGTGGTGATACCAGTATAGGTTATAATCTCGTCATTGATCTTTAAAAGACCATAGGTATCAGGGAACCCCTTCGTAGAGTTTACGTTGATTGTAGAGTCTCCTGTGGTTACTACACCAACAGTTTTAGTGCTATCGACAACTACATCAGGTGTTAAATTATCAACTTTCAGATATTGGTCTAAGTTCTCAGTAAGATCAGATGGTCCACCCTGATATTCTTGAGAAATATAATACTGCTTGAAAAAATCAACTGCCTTTGGATTTTCATCCAATATAAAACTAGGCAGTTGATTACTGATTATTTCCTGAACCTTAACTCTAGGTTCGAACCCAGTTTGTATCATATTACTGTCTTATTAAATTCCCGTTTGAGTAACTAGATGTATAATAATCTCTGGTGAACACTGTTCCAGAAATTTCATCGCCGGAGGCAATAACGTCTCTTACCATATTTATGGTGCTATCTGCGACATTAAAATTAAGATATAAATCCTTCAATCCAACAACATCATTAGACTCAGGGAAAGCTTGAATCTCAATAATATTATTTGTTCTTTGAGTAGATGTAATATTAACCGTTCCTAAGTTAATCTCACCTTTAATATAATCAACTGTTCCAGCAGACTTAGAAATGACACGAATCGTTCCATCACCAGTTTCCTTCACAATGGAAATAATACCAGTTCTAAGATCTGCATTTGGAATATCAGTGAGATAAACGTTATCAACTTCACCACTAATCTTAAATCCAGTTGATTTGATATTACGTCCTGCTGGGTTGACATGAAATTGATTACCAAAACACAACTCATATTGTGCAGAGGTACCAATTGCTGCCTTCATATCTCTTCTAATAATAATTTTAGTAATATTAGATGTTACAGCAGCATCAGTGTTGTCAATCACCTGTTGAATTTTACTATATTTGAATCTACCACCAAACTTATTCAAATCAACAGAATCCGAATAATCATTGAGAGACTTAGTTACATTTGTTTTAAGTGAGTCAGCACTAGTTACCTTATTAGTGTTGTAGTAGACTGCACTATTAATTTCAACATATAGTATCTTGAGGTCAATAATTTTTTGGTTAATACTAGATACGGTGTATTGCTTTAATTTTGATAGGATTTGGCTTTTATTGAAGTCTGATACAAAACTACCATTCTTTGGTTTAATACTGATAGTAACTGTACCAAATTCTGGTGGGTCAAGTTCTTCTCCACCAACAACAGAAACCGATTCAGTATCGGGATAGATTAACTTGATTATTGCCTCATAATCCCGTGCTGTAACCGCTCTGTACTGCGAGGAATATATCCTAGGAGCGAAGTATTTGATGGAGTCGATAGATTCTACATCAGACCCATTTTGTGCCGCCTGGTTGGTTGTTACAGTGACCGATCCTGGATTAGGAATATTACCAGCAGTATCCTTTACACTACCAGAATAAGAGAATGAAGTGGCACCATTGCCATCCTTACCATCAGTAACAATGTAATGAACAGTAATGATAGAACCATTTTCTAACTTCTGTCCAAGCAGTCCATCACCAAATAAAATTTCATATTTTTCATCTTGAATTTCCTGAATCAGGAAAATCTTTGAATCTTTATCTAAATTGAGAATATTATTGACTAACTGATATTCAACACCAAGACCCGTCTCACCTGCACCCTTTACATAAACAGAAATTGTTGATGTATCGACATAAGAGTTATCAAGTAAGAATCTTTGGTTAATTGACGTATCTACTATAAATTCTTTTGTAAGGAAAATTCCTTGATATACATCTATATTATTGAATGTTGCTACGTTGTTTTTTACAGATGTTGTAATATCTTCGGGAATCGCAAATGTATATGAGGTATTATCTACATTCCCAGTGCACACCAGACCCGCCTGTAAGGTCGCTGTTGCCGATGTACCTGCTACTGCGGTACTAAATGATACTTGTGCCTTTGCTGCCGTTCTAGACCGTGGAACGTATCCAATGTTACGAGCAAGTGAAACGACATTTTCTCTC